GGGGCGGTTAGCCGCGTAAACGAAGCTGGTAACTACACTAAACCCGGTATGCGTAAGTCGCTCTTTGAGCGTGTTAAAGCTGGTGGTAAAGGCGGCAAGCCGGGTCAGTGGAGTGCTAGGAAAGCCCAGATGCTCGCCCGTGAGTACAAAGCTAAAGGGGGCGGGTACAAAGACTAGGGGATATAGGTGCCGTACAAAGACCCGGAAATAAGGCGTGAGTATCAAAGAACTAAGTGGAAACGGTATAGCGCAAAGAATAAGGACAAGATAAAAGCAAAAAACTTCAAGGACAGATACGGAATAGGGATTGAAGAGTACGAAGCATTAAAGGATCAGCAAGACGGTAAGTGTTGTATTTGTGAGACAGTAGGGCATGTGTTGTACGTAGATCATTGTCACAACACGAAAAAAATACGTGGGCTACTGTGTCAAAAATGCAACACCGGTATAGGGATGTTGCAGGACAACATAAATATATTGAAGCAGGCGGTACGGTATCTGGAGAAACATGAAGAAACCCCAACAAAGCCTTAAAGCGTGGACTCAACAGAAGTGGCGTACTAAATCGGGTAAGCCATCCACGCAAGGTTCTAAGGCTACGGGGGAGCGGTACCTACCCGAAGCGGCAATAAAGTCTTTGACCTCCGCAGAGTACGCGGCGACTACTAAGGCTAAGCGGGCTGGTAAAATGGCGGGTAAGCAGTTTGTTAAGCAGCCAAAAGGTATCGCCAAGAAAACAGCGAGGTTTAGATAATGGCGTATAAGACAACCGATAGCACCGACTTCAATCTAGACCTGAACCAACTGGTTGAGGAAGCGTTTGAGCGTTGCGGGTCTGAGCTGCGTTCAGGCTATGATTTAAGAACAGCCCGTAGGTCTTTGAATTTGCTGACTATTGAGTGGGCAAACCGGGGTATCAACCTGTGGACGATTGAGCAAGGCTCTCAAGTCCTGACCTATAACGTCGCTGACTACGACATGCCGGTTGACACTATTGACCTGCTAGATCATGTCGTGCGTACGGGCACTGGAACTAACCAGACGGACATCAACATCTCTCGCATCTCGGTCAGTACCTATGCAACTATACCCAATAAGAACGCTACCGGACGCCCGATTCAGGTGTGGTTTCAGCGTAAAACCGGTGCAACCAGTGCAACGAACACAGTTCAATACCCACAAATTCACGTCTGGCCAAAGCCCGACAACTCGCAAACCTACACCTTCGTCTACTGGCGACTGCGCAGGATGCAGGACGCTGGCAATGGTGTAAATGGGCAGGATATTCCCTTCCGGTTCCTCCCGTGCATGGTGGCGGGGCTTGCTTATTACCTGTCAATGAAACTGCCAAATGTAGACCCGGGGCGTCGGGCAGAGCTCAAGATGGACTACGAACAGCAGTTCCAGTTGGCCGCAGAAGAAGACCGTGAAAAAGCACCTGTAAGGTTCGTTCCGCGACAGCAGTTTATAGGGGCCTAAGATGCCCAATCAGTTCGCATCCGGCAAATTCGCAATATCGGAGTGCGACCGTTGCGGGTTCCGGTATAAGCTTACCCAGTTAAAGACGCTGGTTATTAAGACCAAGAACGTCAAAATTAAGGTTTGCCCACAGTGTTGGGAACCTGACCAACCGCAGTTATCCCTCGGGCTTTATCCCGTAAATGACCCTCAAGCAGTGCGTGAACCGAGGCCGGATGTAAGTTACAATACCTCTGGAACTAGCGGGTTACAGATAACACCAAACGACGTAGGCACCCCAGAGGGGGGCAGTCGCATAATTCAATGGGGTTGGGCACCTGTTGGTGGGGCTAGAGCCAGTGATGCTGGGCTAACTCCGAATGTACTACAACTTGCAGTTTCTATAGGCACAGTTACTGTGTCTGTTACTTAGGAGTAAGAACATGGCAGATAACGGCAAATACAAGCAACCGAAACCGGCACCGATTCCGCATACCGCTGGATACCCGCAAACCGGGATTAAAACTTCTGGTATTAAGGTTCGTGGCGGTAAAGCCCAAACCAAGGGCAAGATGGCTAGGGGGCCAATGGCTTGAGGTGAGGCATGAACTATTCGACTCTGTTCACAACAATCAAGGGCTACCTTGAAAACGATTTCCCAGCTACCGGGTTTACTGATAGCGCGGGAGCGGCTGTGTCTCTTACTAGCCCAGAACAAATCAATACCTTCATCACTCAAACCGAGCAACGGATATATAACACCGTTCAGTTCCCAGCCCTCAGAAAGAATGTTACCGGCGTTACTTCGTCCACCAACAAGTACCTAAACTGCCCAAATGACTTCCTCGCCGTGTATTCGATGGCGGTGATAGATGGGTCAGGCGCTTACAGCTATTTGTTGAACAAAGACGTTAACTTCTTGCGTGAGTCTTTCCCGACTCCGACAGATACCGGTCTACCTCAATACTACGCACTGTTTGGGCCGGTTTCATCTGATGAGACAGAACTGACGTTTATCCTTGGGCCGACTCCAGATGCCGCATATTCGGTAGAGCTGCATTACTTCTACTATCCGGAGTCAATTACCACGGCTGCGAGCGGGTATACATGGCTGAGTGAAAACTTTGACCCCGTGCTGCTTTATGGTTGCTTGACCGAAGCCTATACGTTTATGAAGGGCGAGCCGGACATCATCACCATGTACGACAAGAAGTATCAGGAAGCTCTTATGATGGCCAAGCGTATGGGTGATGGCATGGAGCGTCAGGATGCGTACCGTTCGGGGCAATACCGACAGGCGGTGACTTAATATGGCTTTTACCGGAAATGCTGTTTGTGTCTCATTCAAAACAGGGCTGCTGGATGGCACCTTTGATTTTGGCACGGGCACATCTGACGTGTTCAAGATAGCGCTATATACCAATACTGCGACATTGGACTCAGATACGGCGGCTTACACTGCTACTGGTGAAGTGGCTGATGCTGGTTACTCTGCTGGCGGAAGTGTTTTGACGGTTAGCCAAGTACCAACGGTTGGCAGTCAGACTGGTAATAGTTCTGTTTCATACTTGTCGTTTTCGGATGTTTCTTGGTCTGGGGCGATTACGGCTCGTGGGGCGCTGATTTATAAGTACGATGGCGCCACTAATCCAGCAGTTTGCGTTCTTGATTTTGGGTCTGACAAAACTTCTACGGCCACATTTCAAGTCCAGTTCCCCCCGGCAACCAATAACTCAGCCATCATTAGATTAGGGTAAGGAGTAAACATGTTTAAAGATACCGCAGGAACAGCAGAAAACATCACCGCTGGCCTAGTCGCCAAGAGCGGGTTTGGTGAGCACTCGAAGGCGGGTGGTGTATTCCACGTACAGTGCTTTGACAGCGCGGGCAACCTTAAATGGGAAGACCAGATGCACAATCTGGTTGTAAACGTAGGCTTGCAAGACATGAACACCAAGTATTTCAAAGGTAGTTCTTACACTGCGGGCTTCTATCTCGGTCTCGTCACTGGCCCCGGTTCTGGAACCACATACGCAGCGGCGGACACTTTGGCGTCACACGCGGGCTGGACTGAGTTTACGAACTACTCCGGTTCCCGCAAAGCAGTTACGTTTGGTACGGCAACGACTGCTGATCCTTCGGTGATTGATAACTCGGCTTCTCCGGCGCAGTTTGTTATTTCTGGTGCTGGCGGCACAGTCGCTGGGGCGTTCCTGTGTACAGTTTCTTCGGGGACTTCCGGTACGCTGTTCTCTGAGGCGGATTTTCAGTCCCCCGGAGACCGGGTTGTAGTGTCTGGGGATACCCTGAATGTAACCTACACATTCAGCTTGGACGCGGCGTAATTAGGTAATGTTCGGGATATCGGCATTTGCAGCCGTTCCGTTCTCAGCGCTATCAGGTGGAGTTACATTTGATTCATACGCAAGTGACTCTGCTTCGGGGGCGATGAGCGCGGCTGCGCTTGCTGATTTTTCGGTAGTTGAGAGCGAGTCTTCTAGCGTAACCGAGCAGTTTACTGTTATCGCGTCTACGTTCTCCGCGATAAATGCTGAATCCGTAGTTGGTGATGGGACAGTATCTTCTTTAGCTGATTTTTTAAGCTTGGTAGAGGAATATGCGCAGGGGCAAGATACTTCCGGGGTAGTCGCAGATTTCCTAGCAAGTGTTCTGGCTTCGGCGTCAGCACAGGATCAAACTGCCGTTTTAGCTTCATTTAATTCGGCGGTAGCAAATACGGCGTCAGTGTCTGAGGTAATCTCGGCGCTTGGTAATTTTGTTGCCAGCGCTACCGATACGGCTTCGGGGCTTGATGTACTACCTCCGCCGTCAATAACATATAACATAACAGTTAACGAGTCTGCCGCAGGTAGTATTTCTGTAGCTACATTAATTGACTTCCTGAGCACTATTAGTGAGGCGGGGACTGGAGCGGACGTAAATACGGTTGCCCCATCTATATTCAATGCTCCGGTTACGGAGTCTGTGACCGGTATAGATAGCTATTTTGCCCAAGGTATACTTAACTCTATCTTGTCCGAAGCTGTAACGGCTCAAGACTTGCTGCTGGCTAGATTTTTGTGGGAACTGATTGCTAACGGACAAAACGCTAATTGGGCCAATATTGCTTCAGGCCAGAACCCTTCTTGGAATAGTATATTGGCTAATACCTCGGGCGCGTGGGGGAATATTGAGTCTGGGCAGAACCCAGATTGGGGAAATATAGAAGCTGACACCTCTGCTAATTGGTCAGATATAACAACGATACAGTGAGATAAATATGGCGCTTACCGTTAAAGACCGTGTACGAGTAGTAACCACAACCACGGGAACGTCTGACTTTACTCTGGGCGGGGCGGTTGCCGGGTATCAGAACTTTTCAGTAATAGGTGATGGTAA